CAATGCACAGGCCTTGCCGCGGTTGTTATTCCAGCGATAAATACCAGTCGCGTAGATATTCTCGCGACAGCAAATTGCTAGGTCCAAACTGTCGGAGTGATATTTCTTCCAACATTGGCCCAACCTCGTCGTCCAACGCATAAAGATGTCGATAAGATGTCATTGTCGATTCAGCAATTAATGGGTCTTCCGTCAAGTGTAACAATGCGAACATATGCTTTGCTCGATACGTTGGAACACAACGTTTCTCGTCAAATTCATGCCCGCCAAACACTATAGGGAAGCCCTCAGCAACTTCTTTGACAATGGCTCCAGTCTTTTCTAAGCGTGCGAGATAGTCTTCAATATCGGGAACTTTTTCTTGTACGGTGTCATCACCTAAACTAAAGATTAAATCTGTTTCAACGCCCCCCGCAGCTAAATGCGAAGCGACTTGCCAAATCGAATTAAAGGCGATTGTACCTAAACAACCAGACTTTTGAATCCCAGTGACAAGTTGAACGCTTTCGCAGCCGCAAGACTGTTTAAAAACGGGATAACCCGCCCAGTACATAGCCCTAAACCTATTCGAAAAGACTCTCCTCCAATCGTCCGTAATTCCAAACAACATACGCGGTACTAGGTCCCGCATGAGTGAAACATGCCACTCATTTACGGTCCAATCCCACGCTGATTTGTCTATGGAAACTGGAAGTTTTCCTCGAAAGGCTTTGGCCAACCACATAAAGCCCCCCCGTTGCGGAGACCAACCAGCCTTGGATGGTATTGCAATCCAACGCTCAATCATACGATCCAACCATTGACCATACAAAATACGATCAATCAAGGTGTCTGTAAGACCGACGCCGGAAATCAACCTCCAGGCTTTCTTCTCCGCTTTCGAAACCTTATGCGGCTCAGGTTTGTTAAAAACAAATATCGGATCAGCCGCCGGACGATCCAAAAGTTCGTTCCAACGCATTTTGACGGCATATTCCACCATGGCCAGCCTTGTGGCATCCACATTAAACCCATCAAACAAGAACAAATC